ATTTTTTTTGCAAATTAAGTTGAATTAAAATCAACTCAAAGCAAATTATTTAATTTAAAAGTCGAAAAAGGTTGACAAACCTCGAAAAAGGTCGTATCATTATGGTATCAAAACGAAAGGAGAACAAAATGATACAGACGACAATAAGAATACCAGTGGAGTTACACAGGAAGTTAAAGGAGCTGGCAAAGAAGAAAGGGTTAACAGTCAATGCATTGATTGTGCAGGCACTGTGGAAATTATAGGAGGAACAAAGTAAGTGGAATTAAAAGACATTAAAACTTATAAATTAGTTGAGGAATTAAAAAATAGGGAAGGCGTTTCACATTATTTGGCAGAACCCTATAAAGAAAAGAAAATTACAGTAAAGGGTCCTGCCCGTGTTTTAATCATTATTGATTAAACCTTAGCATACGGATAAACATTTTTTATGTTATAGGCATGATATGAGCCTTTAGAAGGTGCATTCATAAGGCTTTCATATACAGAAGCCGGAACATTGTAATAGTCATATGTCCATCCGGAATTAAAATGAATGCGTAATATTGAACCATCATAATCATATCCAACAGCTGCAATGTTGGAAGAAGCAACGGGTATCATATTCATATTAAAAATTCTCCTTTCTCAATTACTCGGTGCTGTAACACCTGTAATGAAAGTATAAAAGGGGAATAAGCAAAAGGCAACAGACAACCATAGTGAAGCATAGGATAAAACATAACAGATAGGAGTGATGCAAAGATGAATGTATTAATTTTTGTTAATTATCAGGGAAATCAATATGAATGGGATAATTTGACAGAACAGGAGAAAAAGGAAATGACTAAGAAACTGAACCAGCAGACAGCTGACCAGTTAGGTTATGAAAAGGAGATTATAAAAAATTGATAGACGTACAAGAAAAAAGAATGCCCGTGGAAGTGGAAGTTCCAATAGGCACTCTAAAATTAATATTACAGTTTCATTTTATACCAATTAACGAAAATAGTCAAAAGGCTAAAAAGTCCAAATTAGAAGATATTGCATGGGACCTACATTTGGTTAAGGATGTTGTGATTGCAGTTTTAATATGTGCAGTATTAAGCAATAACAAATGGATTGCTACCGGAAATGTAAATAAGATAGCAGCAATCATAACAATTGGAGCAATTATCATATATGGACTATTTGCATTTGATGTATGGCTGCGTTGCAGAAAGTAGGTGCAGGATATGTATTACAACGAATGTCCTAACTGCGGAGCAACGTTAGACCCTGGAGAAAAGTGTGATTGTTTATTGGAACAAAATGAACATATCCATATAAGAAGAGTTCAATATGCAACTAAGGCTGAATGGCTTAAGGCAAGAAAAGGTAAGATAGGTGGTTCAGATGCAACTGCAGTTTTAGGACTAAATCCATACAAGACCAATGAAGAGTTTTGGGAGGAGATGGTAGGAATAAGAAAGCCCATCGACATATCAGACAAGCCATACGTCATATATGGAAGTAAGGCAGAAGAACACATAAGGGCAATATTTGCACTGGATCATCCGGAATATAAGGTTGAATACTTCGGTGACAACATGCTTCTTAATGATAAATATCCATTTGCACATGCATCGCTTGATGGAGAACTGACAGAAGTTGAATCCGGAAGAAAAGGAATCTTTGAATGTAAGACAACAGAGCTGTTTAGTTCAATCCATAAAGAAAAGTGGGACGGGGAACATATTCCGGATAATTATTACATACAGGTCTTACATTATCTTATGGTAACTGAATATGAATTTGTTGTTTTAAGAGCACAGATAAAAAGCTTATGGAATGGTGAGATAAGGCTTATTACTAAAGATTATCATATTGAACGAAGTGAAGTTCAGGAAGATATTAACTTTCTTTATAAAAAAGAGCAGGAATTTATTAATAAAGTCAAAACAAAAACAAGACCGGCATTAATAATGCCAGAATTTTAAACAGAAAGGAATAGGAAAAAATGGAATTACAGATTTATAATCCAACAGATGAAAATGCAATCAAAAAGATAGATTGGAATTATGAGGAATTAAAGCAGGAAATAACAACAAGAGCGAATGATTATAAAACTCTTGTATACACAGACGACAACATTAAAGATGCAAAATCAGACAGGGCAAATCTTAACAAATTCATAAAGGTTTTAGATACCAAAAGAAAAGATGTTAAAAAGATGATGCTTGAGCCATATACAGAATTTGAAAGTCAGGTAAAGGAACTAATTGGAATCATTGGAGAAGCAAACAACAACATTGACAGTCAGGTAAAGGCTTATGAGCAGAAAAAGAGAGATGAAAAACTCGTAAAGGTTCAGGAAATTTACGATGGAATATTTGGCGATAGTGATTTGTTATCAATTTTAACATGGGACAAAGTATTTAAGCCGACATATCTTAATGCAACAACAACCCTTAAAAGCATAAAAACTGAAATGACAGAGTTATTTGAAAGAGTAACAAATGAACTTAACATTATTAACAATGATGATGGTGAATATCAGTTTGAAATGAAAGAAGAGTATCTTAAAAACTTCAGTATGACAGATGCTCTGACAGTCAAGCAGAGATTTGAAGAAAATGCAAGAAGAAAAGCTGAATATGAAGCAAAGAGACAGGCAGAAATGGAAGCACGTAAAGAAAGAGAAAGAGCAGAAACTGAAAGTGTTGCCGATGCTGGAAAGATTCAGACTAATGAAAATAAAGAAGAGAAAGAAACTGCAGCTACAGAAGCAGTAAAAGCAGTAGAAACTTTCACGGAAGAATTGATTGAACTTGACTTTAGAGTAAGAGCAACAGCAACTCAGCTTGAAGGATTAAAGAATTATTTGAAGAGTAACAATATAGAATTTGGACCAGTGAAATAGGGAGGAAAAGTAAATGGCAGTATCAAACAGTTTAGCAAAGAGTCAGCAGAAAACAACATTAACAGCATATCTTTCAAATGATGCTGTTAAAAATCAGATTAATAGCATTATTGGTGGAAAGAATGGACCACGTTTTATTTCATCAATTATAAGTGCAGTTAATGCAAATTCTACATTACAGGAATGTACGAATGCATCGATATTAAGTTCAGCACTTTTAGGTGAGAGCCTTAAGCTTTCACCAAGTCCACAGTTAGGACAGTTTTACATGGTTCCGTTCAATAACAGTAAGAAGAAATGCAAAGAAGCACAGTTCCAGCTTGGATATAAAGGATATATTCAGCTTGCAATCAGATCAGGACAGTATAAGAAACTAAATGTACTTGCAATTAAGGAAGGTGAACTAATTAATTTTAATCCTTTGGATGAAGAAATAGAAGTTAAGTTAATTGCTGATGAATCAGAAAGAGAAAAGGCAAAAACAATAGGATATTATGCGATGTTTGAATATACAAACGGATTCAAAAAGGCAATGTATTGGTCAAAGGAAAAGATGCTTGCTCATGCTGATAAATATAGTCAGGCGTTCAGCTTGAAAGCAACAGGCGGAAGTTGCCCAAAGGTTTCATATGCTGATTATGAAGCAGGTAAGGTTCCTGAGAGCGAGATGTGGAAATATAGCAGCTTCTGGTATAAAGATTTTGACGGTATGGCATATAAGACAATGCTTAGACAGCTTATTAGCAAATGGGGTGTAATGAGTATTGATATGCAGACAGCTCTTGACAGTGACATGGCAGTAATTAATGAAGATGGAACGAAGGAATATGTTGAAATAGATGAAGGAATGATTGTTGAGGGTTCTGCGGAAGAAATGGAAAGTGCTAATGTCGGTGAAGGTGAAGAAGTAGCTAAGAAGCAGACAACAGAACAGCCTCAACAGACAACGGCTCAGGCAGTACAACAGTCATTCTTCCAATAGGAGGACAAGTCTATGGATATAGTGGATTACATTCCATTTGGAAGGGAGAATGCAGTAACCAGAACGCAGTTAAGGATTATGACAGGTCTGAATGACAGACAAATACGTGAGCAAATATCACAGGCAAGAAGAGATACTGTAATTCTTAATATGCAGGATGGAAAGGGTTATTTCAGACCTCTTCCGGAGGAAAGAAAACTTGTAGAAGCATATGCAAGGCAGGAAACAGCAAGACTAAGGAGTATAGGTTGGAGCTTAAAGGCTGCAAGAAAAATGCTTAAATGGTAACTATTAATTGACATGTCAATACAAAGCACATATCTGATAACAAATATATATCACGAAATTAATTAACTATGTTTATGTAATTAGCCTGCTACATAAGGTGGCAGGCAGAAAGGAGACAAGGTGGGCATAACATTTGTAATTCCCGGACCGCCAAAAGGAAAAGCCAGGGCAAGAACATTTTACAATTCAAAATTAGGAAGAATGCAAAGTATCACACCGGATGGAACAGTTCTATATGAGAATCTGATAAAGACAAACTATACCGAAGTCGCAGAAGATGAAGATTTTAAAGGCTATTTTGATAAAGAGCCTTTGACAATGGCTGTAACGGCGGTGTATGAGATTCCAAAAAGTACAAGTAAAAAGAAAGTAAAATTAATGCAGGAAGGGTTAGAAAGACCTTGTAAGAAACCTGATATAGATAATATTGCAAAGGTTGTATGTGACGCATTAAATAAAGTAGCTTACGGAGATGATACACAAATTTGTGACATGATTTTAAGAAAAAGGTATACAAGAGAAGGAGAAAATCCACACGTTATTGTAACTGTAAGCAATACAGAATAAGGAGTGAACATGGCAAGACCAATAAAAAAAGGACTTAGCTATTTCCCCAAAGATGTTGATTATTACGAAGATTTCAAAATCATGGACCTGATGAACGAATATGGTCCATTAGGTCAGACTATTTACGACGTAGTCATTTCGATGATTTATCGCGAAGGTTACTTTCTTGAATTTAAGAATTTTGAACAGCTTAAGAAGAATCTGCCGGTTAAAATCATCAAGATAATCGGAAATAGATGGATTAATAAAAAAGACTTTGTGTTACAAGTTATTCTCTCTTGTGCGGATATAGGTCTATTCGATTATGACCTCCTGATGCAAGGAGTTGTAACCTCTGTTGGAGTTCAGCGACGCTATGATACAGTGACTGTTAGGAACAAAGTCCAGAAAGAAAAATATAGGTTGATTGATAAAAATGGTCAACCCTTATTAAATGAACCCATAAAAGGGGTTTCTGTAACAGAAACGAACATTAATGTAACAGAAAACAGAGATAGTGCAACAGATATGCAACAAAAGAAAATAAAAGTAAACAAAAGTAAAGTAAATACATATTTCGATTCAGAAAAAGTGAATGATGCATTTGCAGCATATCTCGCCATGAGAGAAAGGTCTGCACCAGTACCGGGAAGCAAGATTGTTAATCTCATTGAGCAGCTTAATACTTTTAAAGATAAAGGCTGTAGTGATGATGAACTTGTAGAGATTGTTAAAGAAGCAACATCAAAAGGCTGGATGAATTTTTATAAGTCGGACAAAAAGAAGCCGGAGCAGAGCAAAGCAAACTTTACTGAACGAAATTATAGCAAAGATGATATGGAATCACTTGAACGTAAATTATTAATGAGGAGATAGATATGGATATAAACAAAATGACAAAAGAACAGATTGAATACAGAATCAGACAGATAGACGGAAGGGAGATGTTTCTAATCTGTGCTGATTATATGACAGATGAACAGAGAGAAGAAGTAAGGGCAATTACACTTGAAAGAGAGCAGTTACAGAAGAGATTGGAAGAGTTAAATGGATGTAAGAGTTAACGAACCTGCAAACTATTGGCATTTAATTAATTTACCGGGAAATAACCAATATGAAATCAGCATAGATGGAAAAGTAAGAAAAACATTCAAGAACGGTAAGAAAAAAATGTTAACACCATTTAGGAGAAAGAACAAAAGAAATTTATTTGTGAAAATCACTATTGATGGTAAATCAAAGGACTACACAGTTTTTAGATTACTGGTAAATACATTTGCAAATGAAATTCCTGAAGGAAAAGTTCCATATCATAAGGATCTGAGTATTTGGAACAATCATAGAGATAACATAGGCTTCATAACAAGAGAGGAATTAGGCAAACTTACTGCAAGAATGTCAGGTAAACGAAAGCCGGTGCTAAAAATAGATTCATCGGGAAAGATTGTTGAAACATATGTAAGTGTAAGAGAAGCAGGCATTAGAAATAACATGTCTTATCAGACGATAGCAGACAGATGCCATAACAGAATAAAGAAACCATTTGCATTAGATGGATATAACTATCAGTTTGAAGAATAAAAAATAATCGAAAGGAGCGGAACTCTGGCCAGAGTAATGATATATCGGTTCCTGGAGAGAAATGGAATATTTAGAATTTTTAAAAAGCAAAATTGACATAGCAAAAGACAGTGGATTTGAAGTAAAAAGAGAAGATATAAATCCAATATTAAAACCACACCAGAAAGATGCCGTAATGTGGGCAATACGAGGCGGAAGAAGAGCTTTGTTTGAATCATTTGGACTGGGAAAAACAGTTCAGGAAATAGAATTTTGTCACCAGATAGTAAAGCATAAAGGCGGAAAAGCATTAATTGTATTACCGCTTGGAGTTAAGCAGGAATTTACACATGATGCAGTAGAGGTATTAGGTTATAAAAAGCCTGAATATGTACGAAACATGGAAGAGGTTAAAAATGCCAAAAGTGACATTATGATAACCAACTATGAAAGAGTAAGAGATGGAAATATTGAACCTAAATATTTTAAGGCAACATCCTTAGATGAAGCATCAGTTCTCAGAAGTTTTGGAAGCAAGACATATCAGGAGTTTCTGGAAAAGTTTAAAGGAGTTGAATATAAACTTGTTGCAACAGCTACACCATCACCGAACAAATATAAGGAACTTATTCATTACGCAGGATATTTGGAAGTAATGGACACAGGTCAGGCATTAACGAGATTTTTCCAAAGAGACAGTACAAAGGCAAATAATCTGACTTTATATCCTAATCAGGAAGATGAATTCTGGTTGTGGGTAAGCAGCTGGGCATTATTCTGTACAAAGCCTTCAGATTTGAATAGTGAATATTCAGATGAAGGATATGAATTGCCACCATTGCAGGTAAACTGGCATGAATTACCGATAAACTACGGAGATACGGCTGATAAGAATGGACAGATGCAGTTATTTACAGAAGCGACAGCAGGGTTAAAAGAAGCAGCAGCCGTTAAAAGAGAAAGCATATCTGCAAGAATAGAAAAGATGAAGGAAATCGTAGATGCAAGTCCAAATGATAATTTTATACTGTGGCATGATTTGGAAAGTGAAAGACACGCAATAAAGAAAGCGTTACCGGAAACAGTTGATATATATGGCTCACAGAATTATGAAATCAGGGAAAAAAGAGTTATAGATTTTTCGGAAGGAAGGACAAGATTGTTTGCAACAAAGAAAGAATTATCAGGTTCAGGTTGTAACTTCCAAAAACATTGTCACAGAGAAATTTTTGTAGGCATAGATTATGAATTTAATGATTTTATTCAGGCAATACACAGATGCTACAGATTCCTTCAAAAAGAGCAGGTAATAATTGACATAATTTACATGGAGAATGAAAAGAGTATTAAAGAGGTTCTGGAAGAAAAGTGGAAAAATCATAATCATATGGTGTCAAAAATGATTGAAATAGTAAAGAAATATGGTCTGAATCAGAACAATAAGGCACAGGGACTTAACAGAAAGATAGGAGTGAAAGCAGTGAAGGTAGAAGGAAAGTATTATACAGCAGTTCATAATGATTGTGTTGAGGAAGTAAGAACCATGAATGATAATTCGGTAGATTTAATTCATACATCAATTCCATTTGGAAACCATTATGAATATTCGGCAAATTATAACGATTTCGGACACAATCAAAATACGAAAAGATTCTTTGAGCAGATGGATTTTTTGACACCCGAATTATTAAGAATATTAAAACCGGGAAGGGTTGCGGCTATTCATGTAAAGGACAGAGTACTGTTTGGTAATGCAACAGGTACGGGAATGCCAACAATTGAACCTTTCCATGCTGACTGTATAGCTCATTACATAAAACATGGATTTCAGTACTTTGGAATGATAACGGTTGTGACGGATGTTGTAAGGGAAAATAATCAGACATACAGATTAGGTTGGAGTGAACAGTGTAAAGACGGCTCAAAAATGGGAGTGGGATGCCCGGAATATATATTGCTGTTTAGAAAGCTGCCAACAGACAAATCAACAGCTTATGCAGATGAACCGGTTAAAAAGACAAAAGAAGAATATACGAGGGCACAATGGCAGATAGATGCACACGGATACTGGAGAAGTTCAGGAGACAGACTTGTAACTAAGAAAGAATTATTGGAAGCAGACATTAAGAATTTACAGAAGGTATATCGCAAATATTCAAGAGAAAATATTTACAACTATGAAGAACATGTAAAACTTGCAGAACAGCTTGATAAAGAAGGAAGACTTCCGGCTATATTTATGGTAGTAGCTCCCGGTTCATGGAACAACCTTGAAGTGTGGGATGATATAAACAGAATGAAAACACTCAATACACAGCAGTCGAGAAGGAGAAAGCAAATGCATGTGTGTCCTTTACAGATAGACATCGTTGAAAGGATTATAAACAGATATTCAAATAAAGGGGATTTGGTTCTGGATCCATTTGGCGGACTTATGACAGTTCCAATGACTGCGGTAAAAATGAAAAGAAGAGGATACGGAATAGAATTAAATGAAGATTATTTCAGGGATGGCGTCGGATATTTGCAACAGGCTGAAGAGGAAAGAGAGACACCTACATTATTTGATTACTTAGGAATAGATGGAGGTGAACAATAGTGACAATAAAAGAATTGGTGGAATTAAATTTCTGCATTGCTGAAATAGAAGTTGAGGTTAGGTCAAACGGCAGACTTAAAGCCAAATATTACATAGGAGATGGAGCATGGAGAGATGCGAAACTGCGCGAACATGAAGCACATCAGGATTATAAAGTTGAGTTTATAGCAGAAAAGATAAACAGATTTGAAAATGACCATGTATACCATGACATTATATTAAAAAACATTCCAAAGAAAATATTAAAAATGGAAGTATATGGATGGCAGATGACCAGAAAACATTGGCATCCGACTAATTCAGATTCATTTGAAGCTATAGAGATTACAGTAGAAGTGCCGGAAAACTATGATTTACCACCAATGCAGGAAGAAAAGGAACTTGAAGGGCAGATGGATATATATGATGTGTTTGATAGTGAAGGGAGACTTAAATGGCAAGAATAGATAAAGAAGAGCAGGCAAGGCGTGAAGGAATGGCTTATGCCCTTCGAATTGCAAAGGAAAAGGGAATAGATGCACTGGAAGAAGATTTGAAAATGAGAAATGCTATAGGTCTTCCGGTGGGAGTTGATAGAAAAGCATTAAATCAATTTACTGAAAACGTTAAATTCAATACTGTTGATACTATGGTTATTCTAATGGCAGGAACAGATAGAGATTTTAAAAGAAGAACTGGGAATTGAGTTGAGCATCAGAGCAAATGACAAAGATGTTAGATGTTAATGGAAAATGTTAAGAAATGTTAAGGTGTGAGAGAAATAGAAAGAGAGGAATAAGAATGGCAAAGGTCAAAATTACAAAAGAATTAGATTCTAGAAATACGCAATATTTTAAACTAACTAAAAAGCGTGGAAAGATTACAGTTAGAGAAGCATTTGAGGCAATGGAAGAATCTTACTATTTTGGAGAGTATTTAATTCAATTTAATGTTCCAGAAGAAGCACCAATGGATTTGTATGAAGATGGAGATGAGTGGAGATTGTACGCAGCAAAAGAGTTATTGGAAGAAGAACTATACAAAGCTCATCAGGAAGGTTATGAAGAATGCAAAGAAGATTTTAACCTTGAAAATAATGGTTGGATTCCATGTAAGGAGAGATTACCTGAAACTTTTAAAGCAAAAGCGTATTTAACCACTAATGAAGATGGAATGATAGGAGTGTCATATTATCATCATGGTTGGTCAAATGGCTATGAAAGTGTATTCGATGTGATTGCATGGCAACCACTACCAGAACCATACGAGGAGGAGACGGAAGATGAATAAAGATTTAATAAATATATTGCTAGATGCATATGAAAAAGAATATGGAGAAGATGCAAAGTTCGGTGAAGGAGACGTACAAATATTTGAGTTAAACGATTGTATGGTTATTCTTTCACTTGAAGATAGAACATTAAAAACACAAATAATAGGAGACAAGGCTATTAAAGTTGACCATGAAACAGGATTTTTTCAGAATTAAAAGGAGAGTGAACAGAATGAGATTAATTGATGAAGATTCATTTAAAAAATTTTTAACTAAGTTATATGAAGCAGGAGCACCTTATGACGGAATTATTGAATTATTGGATAAACAGCCAACAGCCTACGATGTGGATAAGGTTGTGGAAGAGTTGGAGAATGAGAGAGAATACGCTCACGCTGATTTTGAACAATACGCAGAATTACACGGAATAGATACCGAAGATGACTGGTTTTATGCAGGTATGAGAAGAGCAATCGAGATAGTAAAGGCAGGTGGAACGAATGATTAAGATATTAATTATAGCAATAGTAATCATAGTGATAGCAGCAGTATATTCACTATGTATTATGAGCTCAAAAGACGACAGGAGAAGAGAAAGAGACGCAAGAAGCTGGGATGAGGATTAGTCGATAAAGGTCGAACATTGATAATTGAATAGAGGTAGTTGGAATGGTATAATTTGTGTATGAGTTACAGAGGGGAGGGATCGTATGGCAAAGTTGTCAGAAGAGAGTTGTTTGTATAACAATTTGTCTCAAAAATATGATGATAAAAAGGAAGATATTACTCTTGAATTGTTTGAAGAATGTATTGATATAGCAAAAGAAGCAAATTCAAGAGAAATAAGATTTGTTCTTTTTAAACTGAAATCTTTGTACGATGATACAGACATAGGAATTGATAACATAAATAAGTTAACAAAAATTGCTAAATGTTTAGTAGGAAACAACTATAAAGCATCATTTTTGATTTGTGTATTAGAGACAGCATTAGAAGAAAAGAAAAATTAGTAAAACAGACCAACTACCAATATTCGGTGGTTGGTTTTTATTTTGCATAAAACAGAAAGGATAAGGTAATGACAAGGAAAGAACTGGAAGCATATAAGGTTAATGAGAGGTTAATAGAACGCAATCTAAAAAAGATAGAGGAAGAGAGATATAAGGACATACCAACAGTATATGGAAAGGTAAAAAGCTCAATGGCAGAACATCCATATATAGAAACGCATATGGCAGTACAGATGGAAGAACCTGTTGAATCAAATAAGCGAATACATAAGCTGGAAAAGTGGGAGCAGGAAGTCAGCAAAGCCAAGAGTGACAATGCAAAGGTGGAAGAGTTTATTAACAGAATTGAGGATGTGAAAATTAAGGAAATATTCATTTATAGATTTATTGATGGAAAGTCAGTAAAGGAAATTGCAGGCATTATTGGATGTACGAATGGAAGGGTATCACAGGTGATAACTGACTATCTGAATAACTAAACAAACTAAACAAATTAAACTCATTAAATAAACAGATATGGTATAATTAAACTTGCAAAAGTATGACAATAACTTTTGTTTTTACCCCAGTATAAACTTTTAAAGGCAGCTGAAAAGCTGTCTTTTTTCGTGAGTGGAAAGTAAAAAGCGTAATAAGTTTACACAATTTGAATAAATCAGAAAGGAGTGGTTGCAGTGACAATTAAGGAACAGAAATTTTGTGATGAACTTTTGTCGGATCCAGATTTTAACAAAACAATGGCATACAAAAAGGCATATCAAAATGTCAAAAATGATAATGTTGCGGCTGCAGCTGCTTCAAGATTAATGAACAAACCTGAGATTAAAGAGTACATAGAAAAGCAGTTAGCTGAATTGCACAATGAAAAAACAGCAGACGCACAGGAAGTATTGGAGTATCTCACATCAGTAATGAGAAGGGAACATAAAGAAAATGTTGTAGTTACTTTGAGCAGAGAAACATCTACATATGTTCCAGATGAAAAAGGGACAATGAGAAAGCAAACAGTTAAGGAAGAGATACCCCAAATAGTTGAAATACCTACAAGAGTTTCAGATGCAAATAAAGCAGCTGAGCTTCTTGGTAAGAGATATGGTTTATATACTGACAAGATAGACGTAAATAACGAAGCAGAGGAAAAGAAAGCAGAGAAGTTGGATAACATTGCTAGTATTTTAGCTCAAATGACACCTGTAAGAGAGGGTGAGTAGATTTGTTAATACTATCACCTAAATTTAAAGAATTTATATTAACAGAAACTAAGCGAGATTATCTTGAAGGTACTACTGCAGCAGGAAAAACTACTGTAGGTATATTTAAGTTTATGCTTATGGTGGCAAAGAGCGATATTAAGTATCATGTTATTGCAGGAGCAGATCTTGGTACAGTTGAAAAGAATGTAATCAATAATGAAAGAGGCCTTTTGGATCAGTTTGATGGTTTAGCTGAATATTATCCTAAAGGTCAAGGCAGAATTGGTCTATCACACATTAAGTATCAGACACCAAATGGTGAAAAGATAATTTACGTGTGTGGTTATGATAATAAGGCACGTTGGAAAAAGGTATTAGGTTCACAGCAAGGTTGTGTGTACATTGATGAAGTTAATACTGCTGATATGGAGTTTTTAAGAGAAATCTCACATAGATGCAAGTATATGATGACTACATCAAATCCTGACAGTCCCGATTTGCCGGTATATAAAGAATTTATTAATCATAGCAGACCTTTAAAAAAGTATATTAAAGATTATCCAGAAGAATTGCTGGCAGAGTTAAATGAACCTGAAAAAGTTGGCTGGGTTCATTGGTATTTTACTTTTTATGATAATGCTAGTTTAACAGAGCAGGATATTCAGGACAAAATAGATGCAGTTCCGGTAGGAACCAAAATGTATAAAAACAAAATATTAGGTCTTAGAGGAAAGGCTACAGGTCTTGTATTCAGCATATTTGACAGAAAGCATCATGTTATTACAGTTGATAAAGCAAAAGCATTTATCAGAAACAGAGCAGATAAAAAGCAGACGGAATGGTTTGAAATATATACAAGTGGATTAGATACAGCGTATTCAACCAAAAGTCCTGATACAATAGCCATGAGTTTTGCAGGAATAACAAATAGAGGCAGATATATACTTTTGGATGAAAGAGTATATAACAATGCTGAAATCGGAACTCCGGTAGCTCCATCTGATACTGCAAAGAATTATTATGATTTCTTGGAAAGAAACAGAAAGGAATGGGGGCTTGCAAAGCATACATTTATTGATTCTGCTGATGCGGCAACTATAACTGAATTAAAAAAGTTTAAAAGAGAACACGCACAATGCTTATATGTGTTCAATGAAGCATATAAGGGTGTGAAAATTATAGATAGAATTATATTACAACTTGGTTGGATGAACTTTAATGATGATAAAGACATTCAGTCAAGTTTTTTAATTGTTGAATCCTGTAAGGAATATCAAAAGGAATTAGATAAGTATTCATGGAAAGAGGAAAAGGACCAGGAACCAGAAGACGGCAATGATCATATGGTTAATTCAGTTCAGTACAATTGGATTCCGTACAGAAAGAAAATAGGAGTAAATAAAGAATGAGGTTATTAGATAAAATGAGAGATGGAATAAGACATTTTTTAAGAATACAGGACGCTCCAAAACAGACGTTTAACATTAGGGAATTACTTAATTATGATGGAAACTGTGTAAAAAATCTTATTTGGTATCGTGGTGATAGCTACGAACTGACACAGCTTTATCAAAACATTCCAGGTGGTTCTGATGGTGTGAAGTTTTGGGCTGCACGTTCAACTGTTGGAAGAGAGATAAGAAAAATACATACAGGCTTACCAGGGATTATAGTTGACCGATTGACTGACATTATTATTAATGATTTTAGCCAGATTACATTTGCAAAAGATACAGACAAAAGGACATGGGACGATATAGCAGAAGATAATAACTTTAAAGAAATACTTAAAAAGGCAACGTCTAAGATGCTTGTATTAGGTGATGGTGCATTTAAAATATCACTCGATACAAAAATAAGCCAATATCCGATTATAGAGTTTTATGGAGCAGATAAAGTTGATTATGTGTATAACAGAGGACGAATACAGGAAGTAGTTTTTACTACTGAATATAGATACAACGATACAAGCTACTACTTAAAAGAACATTATGGATATGGTTATATTGCCTACAAACTTTACAGAGAAATGGATGAGGTAAGTGTTGCTGTTAATACAATTCCAATGTTGAGTGGATTAACCGATGTTGCATTTGATGAATCAGTAATGATGGCACACCCAATAAAGTTTGGAGAAAGTGCAAAATGGGAGGGAAGAGGTCAGTCTATCTTTGATAAAAAGACGGATGATTTTGATGCGTTAGATGAAGCATGGAGTCAATGGATGGACGCTTTAAGAAAAGGGCGAAGTAAGGAGTGGATTCCTGAATCATTACTTCCAAGAGATCCGGAAAGTGGGGCAATAATTAAGCCAAATGCATTTGATAATTCATACATAAAGCGTGGTGATGATTTATCTGAAAATGCACAGAACAAGATTGAGGTCACACAGCCGGCAATTCCGCACGATTCATATCTTGCCACATACATTACAGCATTGGATTTGTGTCTACAGGGATTAATCAGTCCAAGTACATTGGGAATTGATGTGAAGAAGTTAGACAATGCGGAAGCGCAGAGAGAAAAAGAAAAGACTACTCTTTATACAAGAGGAAACATAGTAGACATCTTACAGGATCAGATACCTTTATTTATTCAGAAAGTATTTGATGTTATCAATATAAGTCAAAATAAAACATTAACAGAGGTTAAATGCACAATTGATTTTAGTGAGTATGCTAATCCATCATTTGAAAGTCAGGTAGAGACAGTTGGAAAAGCTAAGACACAGGGAATTATGAGTGTAGAAGCGTCCGTTGAGGAACTGTATGGTGATACAAAAGATGAAGAGTGGAAAAAAGAAGAAGTTGCAAGATTAAAGGCAGAGCAGGGAATAACAGATGAACAGCAACCGGCTTTGAATATGGAAGGAGATTTAACTGATGAAGGTAATAGTAGGGAAAAAAGTATACCAAATGTCCAAGAACAAGGCAATGAACCTTCTTAGACTTGCAAGTGAGCAGGTTCCAAGAGGAATATATGCATTGGAGAAAGACAAAGTAATTGAAATGAGAAATGATAAATGTAATTCAGTTACTCAGGTAAAAAGTTTAAAAAGACAGTTTAAAAAGGCTGGTTTTAAAGTATATGCTAACGGAGTTGATTAGAAGATATGCCAAAGGATTATGACGTTGAAGAGGCTTTCAGAGCAATTGAGAATGAACTTATAAATTCTATGATGTGCAATTTGTCACATCACAGAGCAGAAGAAATGAAAGAAGGATTGAACTGGACTTCATGGCAGGCAGAACAGCTTAAGGCTCTTAATGTATACAAGCAAAAGAATCAAAAGAAGTTCACCAAGATATTTGCAGATATTAACAGAAATATTGAAAAGTCCATATTGCTACATAGAAGAACAGGAGAAACTGAACAGGAAAAAGCCATTCTTGAAGCAATTAAAAAAGGAGCAACGTTAACACATAAAGCAGGAAGCACCATAGAAGGTGCTTTTTTTCGTATTAATGACAGAAAACTTGATGCATTATTAAACGAGATAAATGCCAGTATGCGACGTGCTGAAACAGCAATGCTTAGAATGGCAAATGACCAATACAGAAAAGTCATATTCAATTCGCAGGTTTATTATAACTCTGGAGCAGGTACATATGAAAAAGCAGTGGATATGGCTACAAAGGACTTTTTAAGCCGTGGAATTAATTGTATAGAGTATAAGAATGGTGCAAGAGTGAATATTGCTTCGTATGCCGGAATGGCTTTAAGAACAGCGAATACCAGAGCATATTGTCAGGGCGAAGGCGCTAAACGTCAGGAATGGGGCATAACAACAGTTATAGTAAATAAACGTGGTTTACCTTGTCCTAAATGTGGAAGATGGACTGGAAAGATATTAATAGATGATGTATGGAGTGGTGGAAAAGCAAGTGATGGACCATATCCGCTAATGTCTCAGGCTATGGCAGGCGGTTTATATCATCCAAACTGCAAAGATGGACATACAACATATTTTCCAGGCATCTCTGCAAAGCCTGAAAAGGTAACAAAGAAAGAAATGAAGCAGGCAGTAATTGCAGAAAAACAGGAAAGCAGGGAAAATTTAATACAGAGAAACATAGATAAGTTTGATAGGTTATCAAATTATTCATTGGATGAAGAAAACAAGAAGATATATGTATCTAGGGCAAATGCCTGGAATAATATAAAAAAATCTCAGAAGGGTATAAATTTTGGAAAAGCCTTAGAAAGTGGAAATATTAATAATAAAAGGGTAGGAAATAATAATGTTGACTTAAACAAAATGAAGGAAGAATTTGGGAAGAAATTTAATCAATTAACTAATGATTCTGCAACAAATGATGCTTTAAGAAAGTATGCAAAGGCTATGTTGATTCATAGAAACGGAACTGATGGAGAAGACCTTTATATTATTAGTAAGAAATCAGGAAAAAAATTATTTTCTAAAACAAATAGCAATAATATTTTAGGGGTAGAATTAAATAGAGAAGAAATTGAATTGATAAGGCAAATGCCATTAAAAATAGGAATACATAATCATCCCACAAATATATTACCAACAGGCAGTGATTTTGTAGTTGCTGGATATCGAAAATATGATTTTGGACTAGTAATAACACATGATTTAAAAGTTTTTCAATATAAAGTAGGAAACAGACCTTTTCCAGCTACTTATTTAGATAATAAAGTTGACAAATATATGGGAAAGAATTACAATCTACCTATATTAGAAGCGCAGAGAAAGGCATTAGACGAACTTTCAGAGGAGGGACTTATTGAATGGAGAGAGATAATGACATAATCAAGGAAAAGGATTATATTGTAAAGACAGACAGAAGTCCAGAAGAAATTGAAGAAGCAATAAAGAAATCCAGAGAAGAAATGGAAAGAATGAAAGAATGGCCAATGGCATAGATACCACCCAGTTATGAAACTAGGTGGTATTTATTTTTAAGGAGGTTCTATGGATAATTTCAAAATTATATACAAAATTCTGAAAGCTATGGAAGTAGCAATGGATTTAGAAGAATTTGACACAAAGTCAATATCTAAAGAGACATTTGGATTAACAGAAGCAAGATGGAGTAGAATTATTGCAATGCTTGCAAATGAAGGCTATTTGACTGGAATAGAAATATGGAACAGCTTCGATTGTGGATATCCTAAAGTAGCATTATCTAGGCCAGAGATAACAATAAAGGGATTAGAATATTTAGAACAAAACAGTCTAATGAAGAGAGCTGCCGAAATGGCAAAGGGAATTAAGGAAATAGTTCCAGGAATTTAGTTAAAGAATAAAGATAGATAATGGCATCCAAAGGGTGCTTTTTTTATGCAATAAAATAGAAGGAGGTAACAAATGTTAATTGCAAAAATCAATTTTTATGACAAGGAAAACAACCTTAAATTGGTAAAGGCTGGAGAGGAAGTTAAAGCTAGGACAAGCGAGCGTAAAGAGTATTTATTGAAATTAGGCGCAGTAATTGAAAAAGACGAACCAAAGGCATCTACAAGTAAGTAGGTGCTTTTTATATGCCCAAAACGTGATGGCTTAAAACTCTCGGAATATGCTGACGAGCTAAAACGGAAAGGATAAATAAGATGAAGAAAACAACATTAATACCAATGAACATTCAGTTTTTTGCAGAAGGCTCAGGTGATGGTGGAGATGGAAACGGTAATGGTAACAATGGCCAGAGTAATACCGGTAATGGTAACAGTAACCAAAATACTGGAAACAGTAATCAGGGTGCAACATATACCCAGGAACAGTTAGACGGAATTGTTAATAGCAGAACTGCAAGAGCTGAGCAGTCGGCTTTAAGGTCGTTCTTTCAACAGCAGGGAATGTCAGAAAATGAAGTGACACAGGCAATTAACAGTTACAAAGCGCAGAGAGCAAAGAATACACCTGATGTTGCAGGAATGCAGACAGAGCTTGCACAGACTAAAAGTCAGAATCAGCAGCTTGTGGTTCAGAATTCAGCAACAATACAGGCTGTGGAGTTAGGAATTGATGCAAAATCTATTCCATATGTAATAAAAATGGCTGATTTTAAGGAAGTAATGAATACAGATGGAACAGTTGATGCTGAAAAAGTAAAAGCAGCAATAAACAAGGTTTTAGAAGATGTACCAGCCTTGAAACCGGCAGATAGTGGAGCAAATAATAATCAGGGATTTACACAGATTGGAGCTCCAAATAGTAATAATCAGCAAAACCAGGATGACTTGTTAAGAGGCATCTTTGGAATAAAGAAAAAATAGGAGGTAGTAATACATGGCAGCATTACAGTACGCTGATATTTTCAGCAACATTTTAATCGAATTATATGGTCAGTCACAGGTTTCTGTAGATTTATATAATTCAAATTCAGACATTCAGATTGTGAATGGTAAAAACTTAAAGATTCCTAAATTATCAGTAAGTGGATATAAGGACCATACAAGAGGTAGTTTAGGTTTTAACACAGGTTCATATTCAAATGAGTATGAAACAAAGACATTAGAACACGACAGAGATATTGAGTTTGTAATCGACCCGGTAGATGTTGATGAAACTAATTTAGTAGTAACAATTGCAAACATTCAGAAGAGATTTGAAACAACTCAGGCTATTCCTGAAGCAGACTGCTATACATTTAGTAAGCTTTATTCAGAAGCTAAAAGAGTAGGTGCGAAGGTTAAGACAACAGCTCTTACAACAGCAAATGTTCTTTCAGATTTTGATGATAACTTGGAAGCTATGACAGATGCAGGTGTCCCACTTGACAGAGTTATTCTTTATTGTACACCAGCTTACCTTAAGTTGCTTAAGAATGCAGAGGGTATTCAGAGAACACTTGAAGTAAGCGGAGCAAAGGGAATCGACAGAAGAGTTCATTCTATCGATGATATTGGAATGATTAAGGAAGTTCCATCTGCAAGATTTAAGTCCAAATATAACTTTACTTCAGGATGTACAGCTGATGTATCAGCGGTTCAGATGGATTACATGTTAATTGACCCTGAATGTCAGGTATCAAGAAACAAGTATAGTTTCATTACAGTATTTGAACCTGGAACAGATTCAAGAACTGCGGACAACTATTTATATCAGAACAGAAAACTAAATGGTACATTTGCTATTGATGAACTTATGAAAGAGGGATGTATCATTCATGCAGCAGCAGAATAGGAGGCAATACCATGAGAGCGGTAAAGGATAATAAGGTATATAACATATCTGAAATGCAGAAAGATGAATATCTTACATTAGGATATGATATTTACGATGATGAAGGTAAAATTTTAGAACACTCACCTAAGACTACAGTTTCATATGCAGAATATGAAAAGGTGGTTAAAGAAAGGGATGAGTTGAAAGCTCAGCTTAATAAAATTTCAGGTGACAAATTCTCTGCAATGGAAGCGGATGAATTAAAAGCATATGCTATAGAACATGGAATTGATTTAGGTAATGCCACATCAAAAGAAGGAATTATCAAAAAAATCAAAGCTAGTAATGCAGAATAGGGGGTGAGCCTATGGCTTACACCCCTTATGTGTCTTTGGAAGAATATTTGAAAACTGCCAGAGAGTTAATACCACAAGATGATGTTGATAAGATGTTGAGGCAGGCAAGCAGACATATTGATGCACTGACATTTAACAGAATTGTTGCCAAAGGATTTGATAATCTTACGGAATTTCAAAAAGATGTGGTAAAAGAGGTTGTATACAGACAGGCAGAATTTGAATATGAAAATGAAGATATGATAAATACTGTTTTATCCAGCTATTCACTTAATGGTGTATCAATGAATTTTGGAAGTTCATGGAATTTATATATTGAAAATGGAGTAGCAATTAGGAAAGATTTATACTCATTATTAAAGCAGACAGGTTTGTGCTGCAGATTGGTAGGTGTATAGATGAAATATCCTAATTTAGTACCAAAATCAATGTGCAAGACAGACATAAGTGTGATTATTTATAAAGAAGGAGTATCTGAAACAGGTGCTCCTTTAATTGCACTTAATGACAAACTAAAGTGTAATTACCAGGACAGAGCCTACACAAAAATGACCGCAGAGCAGAAGATAGTAACATTAAGTGGAAAAGCGTATTTTTGTGGAGATATATGTCCCGAGCAGGCTGTAATAAGTAGTGGGACAGTAATTGTGTTCGGAGTGAAAAGAGAGATATATCAGGGAACAAAAGCAAGAAACCCTGATGGAAGTGTAAATTATACATTGTTGGAGCTGATGTAATATGAAAGTTAATTCAACTATCAAATTAAATATGGGTAAGATAGCAAATCTGACAAAAGCACAAAGAATGGCATTGGAAATGACTGCAGAAGCTGTTCATACAGATATGGTTCAGTCTCAGGTAATGCCATTTGATACAGGAAATCTACAGAATACACAGACATTTGTAGACTATTCAGACAGTGCAAGCGGAAAGATTACAATTGCTTTTAATACCCCATATGCAAGAAGATTATACTATCATCCTGAGTTTAATTTTACAAAATCAGAAAATCCAAATGCAAAAGGCAGATGGGCAGAGGATTATCTTGAAAATGGTTCAAAAAAGGATTTTGCACGAAAAACATATAAACAATTGTATAAAAAACTTGGAGGTATATAGATGATTTCTTTAAAGAATATAAAAGACTGGTTAAAGCAATTTGACGTAGCTGAACATTATTATATGGGAAAGCTGGATAATAAACAGGATAAGTCTGTTGGAGTATATCAGAGAAGAACATCTGACCAACCAAGAATATGCTTAGGTGAAAAATCATCATATGACATCAAATCAGTGTCAATACTTCTGCATTGGACAAACGATGCAGATGAAACAGAAGAAAAAGCGATGGCTTTATGGAATGTTTTAAGAAGCCAGACAAATGTAACAATTAACAATGTTCATATCCCTTATATAAAGTTACTTAATTCAGAACCTATAGATGTAGGAACAGATGAAAAAGGAGTATACGAAAGGGTTATAGAAATAGATTTTTATTATTCGAAAGGAGTATAATATGTCAGCAGAAAATTCAGGAGTTTTTCCGGTATATAAAAATGCGTTTAAGGTGGGAGCTGCAAAGGCATCTTTAAATGACATAGCTGATATGGAAAGTTTTTCAGTGTCATTTGACAATGGTATTGAAAACTGGACACCAATGGATGCAGAAGGATGGCAGAGAGGCTTAATGACAGCAAAAGCATTGACAATCTCAGTATCCGGAAAAAGAAACAACGGAGACACAGGAAATGATTACGTAGCAGGAAAAGCATTTGTAAATGGTAGGGATGCAGAAGGATGTTTTCAGTGGACATTCCCAGATGGCACAGTAGTACTAATGGAAAATGCAATTTTTAGCGTAACAGCACTTGGAGCAGGTGACAGTACAGCAGTAGGACCACTTGAATTTGAAGTTCAGAGTAACGGTAAGCCAACTGTAACACCGGCAATTTAGAATTAAGGAGCAGGGTTAAAAGCCTTGCTCCATTTTAGTATTAGGAGGAATATAACATGTCAAAGATTATTGATATTACAGATAAATTAGATTTTGAAGAAAACCCAAGATTAAAAGTAAAAGATATAGAACTCGAAGTTGATGCAAGTGCAGAAAACTTATTGAAAGTAATGGGTCTTGCAACAGATGAACCAACGGCTAAGGACGTTCTTGAAATGTGTGAAATCATATTTACAAAAGAAAGCAAAAAGAAATTAGATTCTTTACATCTTAATTTCAAGGATTATAACACTGTAGTAATGGCTGCGATTAATCTTGCATCAGGAAATGATAACGAACCGTCGGGGGAGTAGATACATTTTACGACCTGATAGAAGATTTTGACTTAATTGTAAGTTCTTTTGCATCACAGTATGGAATAAGGCTGGGAGAATTAAAAACTATGAGGTGGAGTGAATTTGTAAGCTTACTCACGGGAATATCACCAGATACGGCACTTGGAAGAATAGTTTCCATTAGAGCAGAAACAGACAAGGAGATACTAAAGAACTTTAATGATGAACAAAGGAAAATCAGAAATGAATGGTTATCGAAACATTCACGGGCAACAGTAAAAAAAGAAGATGCAGAGAAATCAATGCAGAACATAGAAAAGATGTTTATGAGAATGGCAGGGTTAAATGTATAGAATTAAATGCAATATATGTGGGCAAACCTTATGCAAAGCGGACATCTTTAAGGGTGAAATTAAATGCCCACGATGTAATCAGATTAACTACATAGAGTTTATTAGAAAAAGAAAAAATGAAGTCAAGAGCCAATAATCTCCACCTTAGAGTAGGAGAGCGTGCCTGCTTTAGAAAGGAGAGAGAATATGGCTGAAAGTGTAGGTCAGATTGGACTTGATTTAGTTATTAATCAGAATCAATTTCAGTCACAGTTAAACGGAATAAAATCAGTTGCAAAAAAGGCAGGGGCAGTTATAGCTTCTGCCTTTGCTGTTAAAGGAATAGTTAACTTTGGAAAAGAATGCCTGGAATTAGGTAGTGATTTAGCAGAAGTTCAGAACGTAGTTGATGTTGCGTTTCCAAATATGAGTAATAGCATTGACAAATTTGCTAAAAATGCGGCAGCCCAGTTTGGATTATCAGAAACTATGGCCAAGAGATATGCCGGTACATTTGGCTCGATGGCATCAGCGTTTGGATTTACAGAAAAAGAAGCAGCTAATATGAGTACCACATTAACAGGATTAGCCGGTGATGTGGCATCATTTTATAACATTAGTCAGGATGAAGCATATACAAAAATAAAATCTGTATTTACAGGTGAAACTGAATCTTTAAAAGATTTAGGTGTAGTAATGACACAAACAGCGTTAGATCAGTATGCTCTTGCTAATGGTTATGGAAAAACAACTGCAAAGATGAATGAGCAGGAAAAAGTTGCGTTAAGATATGCATTTGTTCAACAACAGTTATCAAATGCTACAGGCGATTTCGCCAGAACATCAGACAGTTGGGCAAATCAAACAAGATTATTAGCATTGCAGTTTGACAGTCTGAAAGCAAGTTTAGGTCAGGGGTTAATTAATGTGTTTACTCCGGTTATTAAGGCAGTTAATGTACTTTTAGGCAAATTGGCAACGCTTGCAAGTGCATTTAAAGCATTTACAGACTTAATTACAGGTAACAAGAATGCAGAAAAATCCACAACTGGAATAGCAACAGGAATGGAAAATGCTTCTGCAGCCGCTTCTGATGCAAACAGTAATGTGAAATCAATAGGAGATACTGCTACAAAGACGGCAAAAAAAGTTGAAAAATCACTTGCAGGCTTTGACAAGATAAATAAATTAACTGAACCAACATCAGATGATTCATCATCAGGAAGCAATGGAAGTAATGGTAGTTCAGTAGCCGGTAGTCAAGTTGACTATGGAAGTCTTAATAAAGGCGAGACAGAACTAGATGGATATTCAAAGAAATTTGCAAAGATTTTCAAGGACATGCAAAAAGAACTGGCACCAACAACAGAAGCATTAAAAAAACTGTACAATGAAGGTTTGTCTAAATTGGCTGGTTTTAGTTGGAATGCACTTAAAGGCTTTTATACTAATTTTTTAGTTCCAGTTGCCAAATGGACATTAGGCAAAGGATTACCTGAATTTATATCAGCATTAAATGATGGATTAAACAATATAAATTATGGAAAAATAGAAAAATCCTTAAATAATTTATGGAAAGCACTAACTCCATTTGCCATTAATGTAGGTGAGGGTTTACTTTGGTTTTGGAAAAATGTATTAGTTCCATTAGGTACATGGACAGCTAATGAAGTAGTCCCAAGATTTTTAGAAACCCTTAAAAATGCAATAAACATACTTAATGCAGTAATTGAAGCATTAAAACCATTGTTTAAATGGCTATGGGATAACGTATTAACTAAAATTGCAAGTTGGACAGCTGGTGCATTCACCACAATATGGGATGGAATTAATGGAGTACTAAATAAATTCTCGGATTGGTGTGAAAAACATCCGGGAACAATCAGGACAGCAACAGTTGCCGTAGCAGGATTTATGGCAGCATGGAAAGCAATAAAATTCGGCGAATTTATTGTAAATGCAGGTGGTATAGTGTCAATTTTGGAAAAAATGAAGAAAGCTATATCAGCGTGTACCGTTGCAAAGATAAAGGACAATATCGAAACAGCCAAGATTGTTGCGCTATATGCAAAAGATGCAATAGTGAAGACCGCAAGTACTGCAAAAACTATTGCATTAACAGTAGCGCAAAAAGCAGCCGCATTAGCACAAAAGGCATTAAATATTGTTATGAATGCAAATCCTTTGGCTTTAATAGTAGTTGCAGTTACAGCATTAATTGCAGCATTTGTATTGCTGTATAACAAGTGCGATTGGTTTAAGAAAGCTGTTGATAAAATTTGGAAAGGTATTAAAAGTGCCTTCTTTGTGTGCTTTGATGCAATTAAGGAATTTTTAACTACAACATTACCTGATGCATTTTCAAAATTAAAAGAAAAAATAGACCCTATATTACAAACTATAGTAGGAATAGTTAAGACTTATATAGAAAGTATTCAAACTGTAATTAATGGAATAACTACAACTGCAAAGGGAGTAGTAGACTTTATTACAGGAGTATTCTCAGGTGATTGGAAAAAGGCATGGGATGGAATAAAGGGAATCTTTAGTGGTTTCTTTACAGCATTAAAAGGAATACTTGCAACAGTTGGAACAGTCATAAGCGGGCCATTTAAGGTAGCATGGTCAGCTATATCAACAACATTTAAAGGAATGGGTAGTTGGTTTCAGACTAAATATGACGCAGTTAAAACAGTTTTCGTTAATGTTGGAACATTCTTCAGTGAGAAGTTTACAGGAGCATATGATAAAGTCAAAAGTGCGTTTGCAAATGTAAAATCATTCTTTAAAGAAGATGTATGGGGAGCAATTAAAGGTTGCTTTAGCAATGTAGTTGATTGGTTTAGCTCAAAGTTTAGTGCTGCGTGGACAGCAGTTAAGGATGTATTCAGTACAGGTGGAAAGATATTTACCGGAATAAAGGAAGGTATAGCTGATACGTTTAAGACAGTAGTTAATGGATTAATAGATGGAATAAATAAGATTATTAAAATGCCGTTTAATTCTATAAATGGCATGCTTAATAAAATCAGAGGCGTTGGAATAGGTAACGTAAAACCATTTGAAAGTCTATGGAGTGAAAATCCAATATCAGTACCTCAAATACCTAAACTTACACCAAAACTTGCACAAGGTGGTTTTGTTAAAAAGAACACTCCACAGCTTGCAATGATTGGTGATAACAGACATCAGGGAGAAGTTGTTGCACCTGAAAACAAATTACAGGCTATGGTAGATGAGGCAGTAAGTAAAGCTGGCGGTAACGGAATCACAAAAGATGAATTAGCAAGAATAATGGACAGAGCAGTAATCAGAATTATAGCAGCTTTTTCAAGTGTTGGATTTAATATCGATGGCGAACAATTGGCAAGACTTGAAAAAGCAAAGAAAGCAGCATTAGACAGACGTTTTAATAGTGTGACGATAGTATAGGAGTAATGGATATGGCAGAAGCAGTATTAAAGGCAGGAAGTGTTGAACTTCCTGCGCCTGTCAGCTTGTCAATAGCAGATGAATTGATATGGACGGCAGATACAGGCAGAACATTAAACGGAAAAATGACAGGTGATGTAGTTGCAGAAAAAAAGACAGTAAGCATAACATGGGGAATTTTAACAGAAAATGAATACTTAAAAATTAAGAAAAATCTAACAAGAGGATTTTTCCCGGTTACGTTCAGAGATGATGGTGGCTTGATAACTATTAAGACATACAGAGGAACATTAACTAAAGAAGTTTTAGGAAGATTGTCGGATGGAGTTTTTTATTACAAATCGGCAACAGTAGACTTGATTCAACAGTAAAGAGGAAATTAAATGATTAATGTAACAGAAGCATATAAAGAAGCAATAAAGGAAGATAGAATATTTGACCTGCAGGATAAAATTATTCTTAAAGATGATACGGAAATACCATTAATTATGTCAGATGTTTTGGCATATTCCATTAATTCGGCTACATCATCTGACAGTACATTTGATGTAGGAAGTGTTGTGGCGGCTAAATTATCATTAACAATTGATAATACAGATGAAAGATTTGAAGATGTGGACCTGACAGATGCAAGAATATCAACAAAGATAGGTCTTTTAGTAGAAGACAGCTTTGAATATGTAACAAAGGGAATATTTTACATTAACAGCGCCCAGGATTCAGGAGACACAATAGTTATTGAGGCTTATGATAAGATATTATTTCTTGATTTACCATATGCAGAAAGTACATTGGCATATCCTGCAAGTATTCGCGAGATACTTCAGGATGCGTGCGAACATTGTGGCTTAACGCTAGATGCAAATTTAGGAACCGGAGCGGATTATATAGTTAATTCAAAGCCGGCTACAGATTCACTTACATATAGAGACGTTGTAAGTTACTGTGGAAAGATTTTAGGCAAATATGCATACATAGCAGCAGATGATCAGAAATTAAAATTTACATGGTATAAAAAATCTGATTCACCTTATGAGATAACTGAACAGTCAACTCTTACAAAGAATCGTTTATCAATGACAATAACAGGAGCAAGATTTGGATATACAGTTACAACCGTTAAGGAAGGAGAATCTGAACCGACGGAAGAAAACAAGACGGCATTTGTTGGAACAGAAGGATATGTTCTAACTATGGAAGATAATCCTTTGATTCAGACAGAGGACATGGCAAATAAAGTAATGAATATACTAAAAAGTTCCGTGGTAGGAACAACAATAAGGGTTTACAGTTTATCGTGTTTATCTGATCCTACAATAGAAGCAGGAGACAGCATTAAAGTAACTGACAGAAAAGGAAGGTCATTTGAAAGTTTTGTCACAAACTGTACTTTTACACTTTGTGGTAATCAGGAGCTATCTTTAGGCGCTGAAACTGAAACAGAAAATCAATACCAGCGTTTTTCAATATCTGACAAGATAGTATCAAAGGCAAATCAGAATAATCAACATTTGATTAATGATTACAATAACGAAATGCAGAGATTGACGGATTTGATGATGGGTTCGTTTGGTATATATAAGACAGAGGAAAAACAGAAGGATGGTTCAACTATTTTCTATCTGCACGATAAAAAAACATTGAAAGAATCAACAACAATCTGGAAACTGACAGCCAATGCAATAGCAGTTTCGACTGATGGTGGAAAGACATTTAATGCAGGGCTTGGAAGTGATGGCAATGTAATTACAAAAGTACTATCAACTATAGGTATCAGTTTCGATTGGGCAAAGGGTGGTACTCTTAATCTTGGTGGAGAAAAGAACGGCAATGGTGTACTGAAGGTTACAGATGCATCAGGTAATTTAGTTGGAATGATGTCAAACGATGGATTAATGGCTAATCGCGGAAAAGTAGGCGGTTGGAATATTAGCGATTCAACTTTTTCACAGGAAGTAACGTCAGATGTGGGAACTTATGGTGTATACATGCAACCACCTACTCCAGGAGAAAAATGGGCAGGATTTTGTATACAGAAACTTATAAGTGGCAGTACATATGATCACATGTTTGAAGTGAATGGAGATGGTAATCTGTTTGCTAAAGGATATGCAGTTATAGACGGTTTTTTGAATATTGGGAGTTATGCAGTTATAGACGGTTCTTTAGAGACTAAGAGTTATGCAAATGTAGGAGAGAATTTAGGTGTTGGTGGTGACTTAATTGTACACGGCACTGCACAGATTGAAAATGTATCGGATATATTTGGAAAGATGTTCTGCTGTGTATCAGCGGTTGTGACTGAAAGCCCGGCAACTATCAATGCACCAGATGGTTATATTCCAATAGCTGCAATTAACGCTGATTGGGCAGCTTACCCAGATACAGCTTTCGAGATAGTTCGACAAGGTGGATTTAATCTGTTACTCACAAGAAATTTAAAGACAAATCCGGCAACATCAGGTAACTATGTAGCAGGTAGTGGTGGAGGAAGAAGAGCCAACATTCTTTTTGTTAACAGAAAGTTTATATCCGGCTATGACGTATAGAAAGGAGACAGATATGTGCAATAACATACATGAGGTAGAATTTGGAAACTCAACCCTGACGCAGATTGAACAGCTGTATCAATATGACAAGGGGCAGATTCTTAAGATAGCAGACACAATAGAAGATGGAACAGAGGTACAGTTTTCAAACAATAATAGCGAATTAACAATAAATAAAGCAATAAACGATAGTCAGGTAGAAATACCTGATATTTTATTGCAGGAAAATAAGAAAATTCTGGCATATTTGAAAATAATTAACTCAGACAGTGAAACAACAATCAAGACTGTTATTATTCCTGTTAAGGCTCGTGCAAAGCCGGCAGATTACATTGAACCTGAACAGGAAAAGCCGTTTAGAAAATATGTTGAAGAAAAGCTTGAAAACGCAGAAAAACTTGTAGCCGAAGCAAATGACAAAGTAAAGGTAAACGAAGAATGCTTAAAGCAGATAGACACCAGGACAGAGCAGGCAACAACACAAATAACAGAGGTGACGAATGCAAAGCTTACGGATTTGGCAAATACTACTAATGCAAAACTTACAGATATTAATAACACGGCAGTATCACAGATTGATGCTTTAAATACAGTAGCAAAGCAGAATACAAAATCAGGTACAGAAGCAGTTGTTGCAGCAGCACGCTCACAGATAAGCGGAATTGAAATAGTTGCAGATGCACAGAAAAGAGGAATTACTGAAACGGCACAAGGAAAGATTAAAGACATTAACAACACAGCTACAAGTCAGATTGATGCTATTAATAAAACTGCTCAAGCGCAGGCATCAACGATTGAAAAGCAAGGTAACGAAATCTTAGATAAGATAGAAAAAGCAGGTGGTGCTAATGCTATAGTACCAAATGCGGCTTTAATTTGGAACACTAATAAGAGTGGTACTTGGAATACACATTTAACAGACAGTGCCAAATATCCTGTAAAAGAAATAACATTAAGAAAAAGTTATAATAATACTACTTTTACACCCTCATTAGACAATCCACCCCAATTAGGTTTTGATAAAAAAGTTACACTTTACGTTTTAAATAAAACATCAACTAACATAAATGATGCAATTTATTCAATTTCTTTTGAGTATGATTTAAACGGACTTAATTTTGATAACTTTAACTACTATAATACACTGACTTTTGATAGAGAAAGAGAAAAAATAAGTTATTATCAAATAGTAGCTCTTATAAAATTTTCGAAATTAAAAGCCGAAAAATGGGAAGCTACAAAAGATGAAGCAAAGGGGTGGTTAAAAGTACAATATAATACAGATAACGAAGGTTTTTCTTCTTTTAGTTCGAAAATGAATATTTGTAATATTGCAGAACAAGGAGAGGATGAAGTAGGAAAATATAAGATAGCAGAGGACCATCATACAATAATATTATGGTTAGACCTTACTAGATTTACTTCATTGCAAGATTGGTTATATTATATAGAAAATAATGATGTCCAAATATTAACTCGACAGTCTAATGGGATAAGTAGTGGTTTTGTATCTGGAGAACTATTCGAAAAATTTCTTAAACTTCAAACTTACAATTTAAAAACTAGCTTTATTTTAGATAATAAAGAAATAGGAGTAAATGAAGTAACATATGCGGCAGATATTAAAACATACATAGATAATAAAATAGCAAGCATTCAGACAACAGAGGAATAAAAAAGGAGATATACATGACACTTTATCAGATTTTATCCTTGTGTGGGATTCCTTCATTAATTGGTGCAATTTTTGTTAGTGCAGTTAATTATGTCAAATTAAAAAATTCATCATATAAATTAATTAAGGACGGAGTTATTGCAATTCTGCATAACAAGATATACACGCTGGGAAAACAGTACATAGCTCAGGAGCATATATCAGTTGAAGCTTTGGATGATTTTGAACATTTATATAATGCATATCATGCACTGGGCGGAAATGGAACAGGAACAGAGATTTATAAGAGAGTAAAGGAACTGCCAATGAAGCAGGGAAAGGAGTAAACGAATGAGTGACAAGACAAAGAAATGGATTAAGGCAGCAGGTGTCAGAGCTGTAAAAACAATGGCACAGACATTTATTGCAACAATCGGTTCTGCAGCAGTGTTAGCAGCAGTTGACTGGAAGGTGGTTGTGTCAGCAACAGTACTTGCAGGAATATTAAGTGTGGCAACATCAGTGGCAGGATTGCCGGAAGTGGAGGAAGAATAATGAAGAAATATGTAGGAACAAAAATTATTGAAGCAACAGAAATGAATAGAGGAGATTATAACAAATATCGAGGTTGGAACATTCCTGAAAATGAGAATCCAGAAGATGAAGGATTTCTGGTTAAGTATTCAGACGGATATGAGAGTTGGAGCCCTAAGAAGCAGTTTGAAGAGGCATATAGAGAATATGATAAAACAAAGTTGCCCTCAACAGCAGTATTAATGCAGAGCAACGATTATAGGGAAAGATTCAAGGCAGAGTATTTACAGCTTGTAATAAGATATAAAGGATTAAAGGCAATGATTGAAAAGTGGGACAAGGGAACATTGGCATTTAATCCTACTTGTCCTAGAAGCACTTATAACATGCAGATAAATGCTATGTCAGAGTATATTGCAATTCTTGAAGCAAGAGCAGTTATGGAAGATATTGATTTAGAAAGTGAGGTATATTAATGAAGATGTACAAGAGAATGGCTAAATCAATCAGCTATTCACCGACCAAAAGAAACAGAAAAGATGTAAAATACATAGTTATTCATTACACTGGAAATAGCAACGATACGGCCAAAAACAATGCTGATTATTACGCTACAGGAAACACAAGACTTGCCGGAGCACATTTCTTCGTAGATAAGTTAGGAAACACAGCCAGAAGTATTCCAATGAACAGAACAGCATGGGCAGTAGGCGGGGCTAAATACGCCGACTGCAAAGCTACAGGCGGTGGAAAGTATTACAGCAAATGTACAAATTACAATTCAGTCTCAATTGAATTATGTGGATGTACAGAAGCAGAACCTTATACGAAAGAGCAGGCAGCAGCAGTTAAGCGATTAATCAAATACATTCGCAAATACTGCCATAATGCACATACAGTTATACGTCATTTTGACGTTAACGGAAAACATTGCCCGGCTCCGATGATGAACGAAAAAGTATGGAAGAAATTTAAAAAGGCAATTGGCGAATAAGTGAACAGGGACTGACTAATGGGGAGTACTTCGGTACTCCCCTATTTATATTGACAATTAAAAAAATTAATCATATACTGATATCCAGTATTGAAAAGAGCAATCTTTTAGAAGGAGCATCAAACAACTTTGTTGTGGGTGCTCCCGAATTTTTTATAATCCTAAAACATCTAAGAAAAACTTCTAAAAAATCCCCAAAAACATCACCAATTTTAACTTAAAAAAACATCATACGTTATTGCAATACCCTCCGCCATACTGCTATAACGTATAACGATGCCCTGAAACACCGATAAATAAAGGGATTGCGGGCAATTTGGTGTTAGTCGTTAATATAAAAATACATCAACAATGCCCCACCTTTTTTATCATATACAATTTTATCAACAACACTGGTCAAAGCGTCATGCTTTTGTCTGTCAGTTGAATTGTCTGATTTAATAATATCGTATGCGGAGCGTATTTTGTTCAAAAGAATGCTTTCATTTTCATCTTCAGGCTTCTTTGAGTACTGCTCCAGCATTGCGGTTAATTGTTCACGTTCCCTTTGTAATATTTCTTTATTTGCTTTGTATTCTTCAAGCGTATCAATTCCATCTCTATATGCTTCTTTAATACGTTCTTCCTTCATACCTATTCTGTTTAATTTATTTTCAATTAATTCGCTTTCTGATTTTTCTTCCTGATTTGTAGAATGTACAACATATTCTACTGTGCCACTATCAAGAACCTTCTGCAAGGCTTCCAAAATGGCAGGTTTAAGAGCATTTTCATTTGTAAGGTGCGATTCGTTGCAGGAAGCGTGATTGTATGCTGTACATTGAAAATATGTATTGCCTGATTTACTTTTACCGGCTCTGACAAGTCGACCACCGCAGGCGGAACACACAAGAAGTCCTGACAACCAATGTTTGTATGTTGATGCCGGTCTTACTTTTTTACCGGGTCTGTTTGTTGCTTTATCTCTTTCCTGTGCAGCAGTAAACAATTCGTTAGATATAAATGTATCATGTCCACCATCAGTAACAATCCATTCAGATTTATCTTTGACGTTTCGTGTAGCGTGTTCTAATCTGTTCCATATTATTTTACCATTGTAAAATTCATTTCTAATAATGTAAGCTACTGTTCTGTTTTGGAACTTTCCGTTTCTTTTAGTTCTATATCCAAGAGCATTTAATTTGACGGCAATATCAAAAAATGACATTTTATCATCTACATACCATGTAAATATCTTTTTTACTATTTCTGCCTGCTCAGGTACAATTACAGGTATTCCATCCTGCATTTTATATCCAAGTGGTGGGGCAGCGTTATAACCGCCTCTGGATGCTCTTTCAGTCATTCCACGCATTACCTCGCCTGAAAGGTTGATAGAATAGTATTCGTCCATCCATTCAAATATACGCTGTACTAATTCACCGATAAAACCATCAGGGATAGGTTCTGACACCGAAACAACGTCAACGTCAGCTTTTTTGAGTAGATTCTTATAAACTATAGCTTCTTCCTGATTACGTGCAAAACGGCTGAATTTCCACACAAGAATAATGTCTATAGGATGTTCATCGCTTTTGGCCATTGCTATAAGCTCCTGAAAAGCAGGACGGTTGTTTGCCTTTCTTCCAGAAATGCCATCATCCTGAAAAATGAATTGCTTTGGTATTATTATGTTATTTTTCTTTGCGTATTCAAGACCAAGACGTATCTGTGCATCAGGAGAATATTCTACCTGGTCGTCTGTTGAAACTCTGACATATAATGCTCCTGTCTTCATATTTCATCACTCCTTTATGTATTTTATGAAAAAAGGGTATAAAAATAACACCTAGCCTAAGAACAACAGTTCTGATTGACCGGGTGCTCCAAAGAATGATAAAATACAACTTGTCTAGGGTGGTATTTAATATCGCTTTGGAGCTGGTCCTAGTGGCTGGCTCTTTTTTAGTATATTGACAAAAATTGCTAATTGAGGTGTATGTTTGCTGATGTTTCCGACATTAATGTCGGAAACATGTATTTTTTCAATTTCATAAATAAAGTTTTTTTGAAACTTTTTATTAAATGTGTCTGTCTATTTAACCCCCTCGAATTCGAGGGGATTGACTAAAACCTCTGATTTGATATAATATACTTAACAAGAGAACCGAAAGCTAGACGAAACCTAGCCGCCGGCAAATAAGTGTTAAAAAATAGTGCCTTACTTTACCAGAGCAGGGGCACTATTTTTTGTGTGAGAAATAAGTAATAACAAGAGCTATCACACTGCACAACATTGTCACGAAAGCAAATAAGTCGCTATATGTAACCATTGGCACCAACCCCTTTCTTTTGTAAAGTCCGGCAGTTGGAATGTCGCCCCTTCGGTTCTCCGGGTAAGTATATTATATTTTCAAAGTGTAGATTAAGGTAAAACTTAAATCATAAAACTTATTTGCTTAATTCTAAAATGTAATCATTTCTTTTACTCCATAAAACAGGAACAATTGAATATTCCTTTAATGCACTTAGAGCTTCTTTGGAAATTGGTTTTTCGAAATCCTGAATAAATGTGTATAATTGCGATTTGTTTTTTCTTTCTTCGACAGTATCAGTCCAAGAGAAAATTATATTTTTAGCCTGCGTTGTATCAAAATTATTAATAACTTTAATAATGCGTTCAGGAGCAACATTTGATTTACCAATACCAAAATCATAATTACTCATTAGTTTGCTTTTTCCACTAAAAGAAACATTTTCAATATAACGAATATTATTAATGTCAAGAAAATTTTGCACATCCTCAATAAAAATAGATTTAACATTTTTACGTGATAAGTAAAACATATCGCTAACTTTTATAATACATTGAGATAACATATGTTTTGATTGAGCTAGAGAATCACGGGAACATGTTATATATAATTCGTCATTTTTAGAAAAAGAAACTCCATGAGCTGCCAAGATAGAATCAAAAATTTCTCTTCTTCTGGTACCAGTAAAAATGTCAAATTGTGATAACTTTAACTCATTTATTGTTTCAGAATCATCTGTAATATAATAGCGTTCATCATCTAACAGTTTTATAAAAAGTTCTATACAATCATTATTTCTATCTAGAAATGGTAAAGTTAATCGATACACAGTATCTGAAATTTTGTATTGCTCAATATTTTCATTTAACCAATTAATATATATTTTTTTAAAATCTTTTTCCATATTAAATCACACCTTGTATATTCGAATCATTAATTGATATGTTACAATATTTACAAAAATCAAAAAAGATTGTAGTAAAATCATTTGAATTCTTAAACAGTATAGCATCTATTTCATTTAATTCATATGCCCAAGACATTCCGTAACCTTCTTTGAAAATATGCATATGATTTCTGGAAAGTTTTTTCCCATCAGGATTTATATGTGGTCTGCCGTCAATTTCTAATCTGATCATTAAATCGTTATTTGGAATTAATCTTTCCTGTAATTTTTTTCGGCTTAGCACTATGGTATTTTTCCTGCAAATATCTAGAGAAAAAGTTTCTTTGGAATTAATAGCTCCTACAGGTATACATATTTCCTCATTCATGCCAGGAAGAATTAAGCTATTAAGTAAAATATGTTTATCTAGTTTCATTAAGTTATTAAATTCTTCATTTGTTTTCATAAAATCTCCTTTATTCGGTTTTAGTATATTAATCTTCCGGTTCAATTAATTCTTCCATAGTACAATTCAAAGCTTTGGCTAGTTTGTATACTGTAATGGCAGATGCTTTATTTATATTTCGCTCTCCACTTTCATATTTAGTTATAAGAGAACGACTTACACCGCTTAGCTGAATTAATTGGTTCTGGCTTAAATTCTTTTCTTTTCGTATATTTTGCAGATTACTCATATTAGTTGTCCTTCCAATGTTTTAAAAGTTGTAATGAGCTGTCTTCTCAATAGCTCCAACGCTCATTTCCGCTTTTGATATTAAAATTTCCCACGTAGCTCTACAACCTTACCTATGATTTTAACAGGCTTTTCCTGAATTTCCTTATTTGAAAAATACATAGGGTCGTAATTTGGGTTGTTGGATATAAGAACAATACCATCGTTATATTTTTTTAATCGCTTGCATGTAGCTTCATCACCGTTAACAGTTGCGATAACTATATCACCATCTTCTGCATCGGATTGCTGACGAACGATAACAACATCGTTTTCACACATTCTAGGCTCCATAGAATTACCTTTTAGCTTTAGACCGAAGAATGTACCGCTTGATGCAAGTTCTTCTGTTATTTCCTCTGTGTCAATAATATCTTCTATAGCTTCTATTGGAATACCGGCAGCAACACGACCAAGTACCGGAATGCGAATGCCAGTAGATTTCTTTGTTGATGAATTATCTTCATGTTGCTCAAATTCAAATGTTTCATCATCAAACCAATAAGAAGTATTTACTTTAAATGCTGCTGAAAAAGCACTTAATTTACTTTGGGGTAAATCAACTAGACCTTTTTCTATTTTCGCAATAGATGTTTTGTCTTTATAGCCAACTTTCAAGGCTAATTCAGTTTGAGATAATCCACATGTTTCACGTAAATTTTTAATTTTTAAACCAATCTTTTGCTGTAGAGTCATTTAATTCACCAACCTTTACTTTATAACTTGTAATAAGTGTAACATAACAAAGAATTAAATTCAACTTTTTTGTGAAAAATAGTTGACACATATTCAACAAAGTGCTATTCTATATTTAGGTTGAATGACATTCAACCAGCAAACGAAGAAAGGAGGAAATAACTTGAAGATATTTGATAATATCGATAAGGAAACAAAAAAGTCTATCAAAGATACCCTGATAAGTGCTTTGATAGACCTGTTGGTAGGAATAATCCTATTAGCAATTGATAGGCTGTTCTAGCCAGCCGGCAGGGGCGAAAGCCCTTGCTTAATTCAGATATTATCATATCCAAAAGTAAATGTAAATATGATTAGATTCTTAGGAGTGTACTTCATATGTATAGGTGTGGCTAAATTAGCATATACACTTTATTTGAGGTACAAGAAAAAGCTGGACTAACGGCTATACGGGGTTGATTATTGGAATGGGAACATCTATGTTGCAGCATAGGTGTTCCTAATTAAGAGATAAGGAGATGATAGAGTGACAGATAGTGAAGCATTAAATAAGGTTATAGAAAATTCTGGATTAAAATTAACGTTTATAGCACGTGCATTAAAGTTAAGTAGAGAAGGGTTTTATAAAAAACTTAATAACCAAACTGAATTTAAAGCAAGTGAAATTGTGAAAATGCAGGAAATTCTTAATTTATCAAATGAACAAAGAGATAAAATTTTTTTTGCAAATTAAGTTGAATTAAAATCAACTCAAAGCAAATTATTTAATTTAAAAGTCGAAAAAGGTTGACAAACCTCGAAAAAGGTCGTATCA